GCCAACCGTCAAAGACAAAATCAACCGGATAATCACCTGCGAGCTTGTCGCAAATGTCTTTTTTCGGGTGCGATTCTCTCGCTTCGCTCTTTCCAACGGCGGCGAATCTCGTCCTCTTGCTCCGGCGTTCTCGCTTCATGCCGTTTCGCCGCGATTTGCTGCGGTGTGAGCTTCTTTAATGACGGGTCAAGTATTTCATCTATCGCTATAGCATTGTTGCGGATAAAGTACGGTTCTGTGCCTCTATCGCGAGATTGTGCGATGTCTTCTTTATGCTCTGACACCCACTGTTTGAAATTGTCCGGGTAGTCAGTTATTCGCTTGCCCCTCGGCACATACTTTTCTCCACGCAAAAACGCTTCTGATACTTTCGCCATTTCATCTTCATCCATCAGAATCGGAGTAACGAAACAAAAGCATTGCGGATGCCAACCGTCAAAGACAAAATCAACCGGATAATCACCTGCGAGCTTGTCGCAAATGTCTTTTTTCGGGTGCGAGCGTGAGAGATTGACACGTTGACCGAGAACAAAGTCCATTTGTTGCCACCGTTCATTGTCGGCTCTGCGATATGCGATATTCGTTTCAGTTCGAGCAACACGCATAGCGTTTTGAGCTGAAGACTTGTAATAGCCGCGCCCAGTCCATTGGTCTTGATAAGTACGCTTGTCGTAGTCTATCCATTTGACTTTGCCGGTTGCCGGGTCTTTGATACGCTTCTTCCATTTGCGCCGCCATTCGCCGGATTCGGGGTCTTTATATCTGAATCGGCGAAACATCAAGTCCGGGTCGTTGAGGTACTGACGGACTTTTCGCGACATAGACGCTGCCGATTCGCCCTCACCGACTGAAACGGTTATCGCGACTTCCATTTCATCGCGTAGCTGCTCGACTGACTTCCACACACGCTGCGATAGATTCAAGCCGTTTTCGCTGCGAGCGATAAACGCATTCATCGCCGCGCTGTTTCGTTGAGTCCATGCTGCAAACTCTGGAGATGATAATGCACGTTTGCCAAAGCACGATTTAACGAGCTTGTCGCATTCGTCATTCGCTTGCGACCATTCAAGGCGTATGCCTTTCTCGATAGCCATTGTCGCGACTGAATGAAGCAGACGGAGCAAGCGTTCTACTTCCTTTTGTCGCTTCATGGATTCACCGGCGAAAGAAAACATCTCGCCCTCGTCAAGCTGCGGCATTGACTTGTTGAGCGCGAGTATTTCATTAACCGTCTGCGCAAAGAGTAGCCGCACACGTTCGGCGTATGCTTCAGTACGTTTTATTCGCGCTTGTGTCGCGCTCTTGGGGTCTATGTTATTTTTCTTCGCCATGCTTGTATTCATCGGGGTAATAATCTTCATCTTCCACGTATTCCGGTGCATACTGCGGAAACACGTTGAATCCTATCTGACGGCGTGGAGCTTCTGATTCAACCGGCACTTCTTCTGAATAGATGCAAATGCCGAAAACGTAGAATGAAGTCCGTTGAATCTTTTTGTCAGTCGTAGTTTGTTTGATGATTAGCGGCTTCATTTCTTCACGGCTTTCTTTGATTTCTTTTCATCATCCGGCTTCTTTTCGTCTTCATCGTCTTCTTCATCGTCACCGTCAGTGAATGATTGTGGCCCGGCTTCCGCGCCATTGTCGCCGAATATCGACTGTTGCTGTTTCAATCGCTCATCTGCTTCTGCTTTGATACGCTCTTTTTCGAGAGCTGCGTCAGCGATTAGAGGATTCTTTTCGATAGCTGTTTCATTCGACATTATTTCAGCATCAAGGCAAGCTGTGATGTTTTTGATGTCTGCTTCGATGTCTTCGCCGAACGGTTCTTGAAACTCGTGTGAAACGCTCAACTCGTCACATTGGCTTTTGAGTGACACATCGAGTACGTTTCCGATGATTGCAGCAATGAGCGAGCCGGTACGGTCGAGCAATTCATCGTGGCTCTCCTTGCGTTTCGATGCCTTGATGTCAGCAAGCATCATAACCGTGCGTAATGCTTTTGCCGAGAGCTGCGAGATTGATTTCAGCGTGTCAAGCGTGATGTTCGGCGTGAATGACTTTGATAGGATATGAGCATCGAGTAGTTCGATTTCATCTTTCTTCGACTGTGGCGCATTGTCCCAAGTGACATAGGCCATTGCTTTATCTACGCCCTCTTTTGTGTTTGTGTAGAGAGCTTTGCCTACATCGCCTTTTTCGGGCAGATTCTTGATTACATCGATGTTATATACCGCGATAGGGTCAGCGAAGTAGTCGTTTGTATCGGCGGCACGCGAGATTATCCACTCTTGACGGTTGATAAGATGACCGACACCATCCCATTCTTTTTCTTGCTGAAAAAGAATGATAGGAATTTTGCCTATGAAGTTGATTTCTCTCTCAACTTGCCACCCAAGAGGCTTTTTCGTGCATCGGTATATAAATTCCGGCGTGAAGATGTCGAAGTGGTACACAACCTTATCTTCTTTCTCTCGCACGTTATATCCCCATGCAACCGAGATAAGATTCTCGTACTGGTCCCAACGTGTGTATATTTCATCGCCTTTGCTCTTTGCGAGTACGCGAATCTGCACATCGGGGGTGCCGTCATTGTCTTTGAAGACGCGGAATAACATCGCGCTCTCCGTTTCTTTTCCGGCAAGTCGCTTGCATTGGCGAATCTTGCTATTGAAGCGAGTTCGCTTGATTACATCAAGGAACTTCGCAAACGCTTCATCCGTTCCCTCTGACACTTGCGACCATTTCACCGGGCGACCGTAGAGAAACACAAGTGCGATTTCGTTTATATACGCTTGGTATGGAATGGGGAGCTTCCACAAGTGCTGAATACCGCGCCGATTGCCTTTCTTATCGGTTAGTATCTTGTCTTTGCGTGACATTACTTCGTGCGTTTCGGTGTCGTATTCACGCATCGCCGCTGTTGCTTCACTTCCGTTGGTACGCATCTTCGAGCGTATCTGCGAGATGTCGCCGGAAGCGAGCAATTCATCAAACTCTTGCTTTCTTCCGGCAATACGGTTGATTAGGTTAGTTGCTACTTGAACAATCTGCATAGTTTATAAAGATTGAGGGGTTAAAAAACTTGTATTTCGTCATAATCAATGTCCTCGTCTTCTTCGTAGAGGTCGTTTATGGCATAGCCAAGAACATCCACAAATTCATCGTGTGAAGTCGCTGGAAATGCACATACTTGATTCAAAAATTCTTCGTTCCACGAGCCTTCAACGATGAATACACGACCGCACTCTATGCGCGGTGACACGACACGCAAACGCACTTCCTTGTCTTCGGTCGGGGTCGGTGTTTCCTTGACATTGAGCGTAGAGATTTCGCGTAACATCTGCACGACTGATACGCCGTTTGCCTTTGGCTCGATATTGAGCTTGCTTTCATTGTTGCCCTTGTGTGCTGATATGTAGTCCGGCAAGAATCGTAGCAAATCCGGCATTTCTTTATAGACGGACTGTGCATCGTAGAGATATATGTTATTCTGAATGCGACACGCCGCGAGAATACCAGATGGGTCGTTATCCTTGCCGACTTTCTTTTTGTTGTATGCCGTATCGAGATAGAAGTGCATCGGCTCGTTATATCGCAATGCGAGAAATTCAGCCATTGAGATTTTACGAAACCAATCACGCTTGACGATATTACCGCCCTCAATAGTCGGGTGTTGCTGATAGAGTGCTGCAAACTCGCGTGGGGCGCGTTGCTGCTGTTTCTGAAGTTTAGCGAGCGAATGTTTCCACGGCCATAAAGCATCGCCAACGTGTCGTTCAGATAGTCCATTGTCATTCTCAAACTCACATATCGCCGGAATCACAAGCACAGTCCAATCTTGCGGCTCTGCTTTAAGTATTCGCCCTGCCAAGTCGTCTTCATGCCAGCGCGTCATAATGAAAAGCTGCTTTGAATCGTTGTGAAGTCGCGTTGATAGAACTGTGTTATACCAATTCCACACACGTTCACGATATGTTGCTGAATATGCCTCGGTAGCGTCTTTAACCGGGTCGTCGATAATAGCGATGTCAACCGGCGTACCTGTCAAGCCGCCGCCAACGCCAACGGCTTTGTAGAATCCGCGCCGCCCGACTGTTTCAAAAATATCCACATTACGCAAATAGCCTTTTGTGTCAGTTCTCACATTAGAGCCGTTGAGATATGTGTCGGGGAATATTGCCTGATACTCTTTACTGTCGATTGTGCGTTGTATCGAGCGTGAGAATTGAGATGCAAGGTCGAGCGAATATGAGCAACCGGCAATCTTCAAATCGGGATTCTTGCCGAGTACCCACGCCGGGAAATTTCGAGATATGATTTCCGACTTGCCGTGCTGCGGCGGCATGAAAACCATTAGATTCTTGATTTCGCCAGAGTAGAGCTTTTGACAATAGTCAGCGATTAGAATATGAAACCACTCTGCCCGATATTTCGGGTTGGCATAGCCGAGAAAAGACGCAAAGCGTTCCGGCGCATCTCGCTTCAGCTTAATGCGCTTCAACTTTATCAATCTTTTCATCGTGTCGCTTGCCGTTGATGTCATTTCTTTTGTAGCATATCGAGCCGTTCAATCTCGGCGGCGAGTTCTTCTGCTGATAGTTGTTCATCCGGGTCATTCTCTTTCTTCATCGTCACATCGTTTCGCTGTCGATTCTGATAATGTTCCGGGTCAAGGTTACATAGCAAGAAGATTGCGGCCGCAACGTCTGACTTGACATGAACGGTCGTTGTCTTCTTTCGCATTCGGTGGATGATTGGCTGTAATGGGTTATTCGGATTCTGCCGGTACTCGGTATTCTCTTCCGTGATTTCGTGGTCATAACCCTTTGCAGATTTAGCGAGCGATTCAACCAATTCACGGCATAGATGCTCTTTGAAATACTGCTTTGCTCGCTCTACGGCTTCGCGAAACTCGACTTTCTGCAACCACTGATAGTAAGTCTTGTGATGCAAGCCCATAGCCTTGAAAAAGTCTTTGAGCTTCGCACCGCCGTGTTCCATTAGGCCGTTTTCCATTATCCACTCCTCGCATTCTTTGATTTTAGCTTGGGAGTATTTAGCCATAGCGGTTATGTCTTTTTCTTGAATTTCTCTTTGAGTATTTTCGGAGCTGTGAGCATCCAATTCACGCGATGATGCAAACGCTTCTGATTGACATACTCGTTACCCATAGTCCGCACCTTGACCGATGACGGTTGATACATTACCGTGAAGAATGATTTTAAGTAAGTGCCGGAATCGAGATATACTTCAGTCATGCCGCCAGCGTTTGATTGCGTCTGCTTCTGCAATAAGCATACTTGCTGAATCTGCAAAAACAAGTCACCGGTTGAAGTGTTGCGTGTGTAAGTGTTCACATCTTCGTTGATACGCCCTAAGAATGTAAACTGCCGCTCGGTGTCGCAAATAAACGAGTTCATCGCTTTGCGTTTCGTGCGTAGCTGCTTGCCCTCGCCACCGGCACCACCGCCGAGATAATCACCACCTTGTGCCATAGCGATAGACTTTGCCGGTATCTTCTTGAAGAAGTCGAGCATTATGTCAAATACTGCATCAAGATTGCATACTGCCTTGTCTTTTGTGATATACCGCAAACGGTTGTCGAATCGCCACTCAAAAACGGTATAATCATCGTCAAGCTCGATAAAGTAGCGGTAGCCGAGCTTTCTTGCGATGTCAAAACACGCATTCCGGGCATACACTATCGTGCGTCTATCGCCAGGCACTCCCTCATCGAAAGTTTCAGCGATAGCCGCTTTGTCGAAGATAACGACATTCTCACTCCCGAATCGTGAGATATATTCCGGCGCGGAGGGGTCTTCGTTGTCAAGCACGATGACAATTCGCCCGGTGTAGCCACTCTTTTTCAAGCTGTCATAAGTCACAACCCTGTCAGCTCTGCCGTGAGAGAGGATAAAAGCGACAAAATTCTTATTCTTCATCATAATCTTCTGATATGTCGTTTTCGGTTAGAGCTGCTTCGTCAGTAATGCCACGCTCAATGCGATATGCGTTTGCGAGGTCTTTTGTCATTGTGATAAATCCGTTCTCAATGGCTTTGTCGAAGTCGATTATCACGAGTGCTGATTGCTCCATAAGAGCTTGTATCTTCGGCGATGCCTGCGCGTAGTAGTCTGCTATCTTGGCATAGTTGAAAACCGTATGCCGCGCGGCTGCTTGCCGCAGAAACTCGCGTACCTCATCCGGTAAGTTCGCTTTCTCGATTTCATGAAGCAACGCATCTCGCTTTGTGGTGTCGTACATCTCGCCGAAGCTCGGTGTATGTCCGCTCGGCTCGTATGTCGGGGCAATGACCTTACGCGAGTAGCTTTCATTCTGCGCTTGTGCGTTCTCTACATCTCCGCAATTTCACCTAATAATCAGGTGATTACGAAAAAGGTACACGGAATGGTACACGAATCGACCCCGAAAGTCACATTTCCGGGGTCGATTTTTTTGTGTGAGTAAGCACTCACACGATAAAAAGAAAATCGCCCGGCATTACGTCGGGCGAATTGTCATTGTTCCCCTTTCGGGGCTTTCGCAACAATGATGTTGCAAAGTTAAGAATTTTTTTCAAAAGATGCGGCGCA